TTTTGAAGAAGTTAAAATAGAAATAGAGAAAATATGACACCGAAAGAAAAAGCAGAAGAGTTATTTAATAAAATGGATATGGTTGTAGGAGGTGGTAATTATGATGCTAAAGAGTATGCATTAATTGCAATTAGCGAAGTACTAAGATGCGCGTTATTTGCAACCGATGAAATTTATAATTATTATTTAGAAGTTAAAATTGAAATAGAGAAATTATGAGCATAGAAGAAATACAAAGCGAATTTAACGTCGATATTAGACTAAAAAATTGTAAAAGGTATATGTCTTACCTAAAATGGTTATTAATCGAGCAGGAGCTAAATAAAGGGCGTGATTTGATGGAAGTGGCCGAAGATGTAAATATGTCTTACTCACAAGTTTTTAAAAATAGCAAGATGTTAGAACAAGTGAAAAATGGCGAAGTATTTATAAAAGTAAAAAAAGCCTTCGATACTAAAGATGCTAAATTATTTGAAACATTAAAAGATTTTAGCAATACACCTAAAGCCGAACCCAAAGCTAAAAAGAAATGGAGTGTTGAAAAGATTATTAATACCTTGCGAAAAGATAACGGTCACCCGCTATGGAATAAACAAATTTGCGATTTTACCCAAAATGATTATAATATATTACAAAAACTTAATTAATATGAAAAAAATATTATTACTACTAGCGATTACATTAACTGTAAGCTGTTCAAAGAATTGCGACGATATGAAAGAAGAATTGACACAGCAATACTTAAAATCTTTATCACATGCAGGAGGTAGTAAGCCTGCTATTATGGAGGTTACAAGGCAATACAACGAAAAAATAAAACAAATTGATAAAGATTGCAGATAATTTTGTAAATTTGTAATTATGGCAAGACCTTTTGGAACAAAGAAAATATCAACTCCTGAGATACTTTGGCAGTACTTCTTAGATTATAAAGAATGGGTTAAAAATAATCCTATCTTAGTACAAGATTATATTGGTAAAGATGCTCAAATGATTTATAGAGAAAGGCAAAGACCTTTAACTATAGAGGGTTTTGAGTGCTATTGTTTTGATAATGATATTATAGGCGATTTAAGCCATTATTTTGCAAATACTAACGGTAATTACTCTGATTATTTAACTATCTGTAATAACATACGAAAAGCAGTTAGAAACAATCAAATAGAGGGTGGTATGGCTGGAATTTACAACGCAAGCATAACACAGCGTTTAAATGGACTTACTGAAACTATTAACCAAGATATTAAAAGCAATGGTAAAGAAATTAGTAATACTTTACAAATCGAAATAATAAAGCCAAGTGAAGATTAAAGCTACTACAGTATTTGAACAAAATTACAATGCTTTAAGTACTGGGAAATATAAATACATTATAAATTCAGGGTCTTCTCGTTCGAGTAAGACCTTTAGTATTTTACAGTTGTTTTGGCTTTTAGCTTGGTCAAATGAACGTATTAAATTAGCTGCTTTCAGGATAACAAAAAAAGACTGTAAAGATACTATATTACAGGATATGCTTAAATACTACCCTACTTTAGATAATTGGGATAAAGTAGTTTATAATAAATCAGAATCTTATTTTACTTTCCCTAATGGCTCACAGATATTTATAGAGGGTACAGATGACGAATTAAAAGTAATGGGTTATCATTCTGATTATCTTTGGTTTAATGAGTTCTACAAGCTATCTAAAGAAACATTTGACCAGTTAGATATGAGATGCTCAAAAGCAGTACTTATGGATTATAACCCAGTAGGTAATCATTGGGCAGATAGTGTAATGAAAAGAGATAATTCAGTTGTAATTCACTCTACTTTTAAAGACAATCCTTTTATACCAATTGAACAAAAAAAGAAAATACTATCATACGAACCTACAGAATATAATATAAGTCAAGGAACTGCAAATGAGTATAACTGGCAAGTATTCGGTTTAGGTCTTAAAGCAGAAAAGCAAGGTCGTATCTACAACTGGAAACCAATAGATTACTTTGAGTATGCTAAAATTGATAAACCTACTTATTACGGATGTGATTGGGGTTTAGTAGACCCGTGGGGAATTGTTGAAGTTAAATATCACGATGGTAATCTATATGTTCACGAATTGAATTATAAATCAGAAAACGAAATAAGAAAAGGATTAACCACAACTGAAAACCACCAAATCAATTCACAATCGGATGAGGGTTTAGTTAGTTGGATGTTTACAAAACTTAATATACCAAAAGATAAAACTATTGTATGCGATAGTAACCGACCAAGTAAGATAATAGCTTTAAGGCGTGCAGGCTGGGAGTATGCCATTTCTGTAGGTGGTAAGACTAGATTAATAGATAGAATCGGAACTATGCAATCTTTAAATATTTATTACACTTCTACCTCAAAAAACCTAGAATTTGAGCAAGAAAATTATAGTTACCAAAAAGATAGATTCGGAGTCACACTAGAGCAACCAGAAGACGGTAACGATCATATTTTGAATGCAACAGAATATATTACGCAAAAACTGTTCGAAATGAATATAATCAAAAATATTTAGTACCTTTGTAGTATGGGATTTAATTTTAACTTTTGTTTTGGTAATAATACACCTCAGATAATCGAAAGAGATTCTAGTGGAAATATATTCTTTGAGATATTCTCAGGAACTCAAGCATCGAAATTTAAAAGCGAACAGGATAAGATTAATACAGTATTATCTAATCCTGCAGTTCTTAAAGTATTTGCTTTAAATTGCGACCTTTTTAGTTTAGGTAAAATTAATGATGACTTTCTTTATACTCAAAGAAAAAAGCCAAACTTTAAGCAGAACTGGACGCAATTCTTATGGGATTATATGTTTTTCACTCAGTTAGGTACTGCATACCTTTGGACACCTAATAACAAGTTAAATGAAACATCACCTATCCAATGGCTTAATCCTGCTAATATTGAATTTGATACTAATCTAATTGACAAGATAAACAATCTTATTTTATCTAATATTACATACAAAGAACTAATAAAAGGTACTATTAAGTATAACTTTGGTAATACTACAAAGTTAATTCCATTAAGCGAAATAACACCTTTTTACGACCTTACTAACTCAGTATCGGATAATTCATTTAAAGGAATATCTAGAATTGACGCACTTTATAAAATTATATCCAATTCAGAAAATGCACTAAATGCAAAAAATATTAATTTAGAGTTCAGTCAAAAGTTTGTTGCAAGTTCTAAAAGTGAAAGTTTAGAATCGGTTAATATGACCGATACAGAAAAACAAAATATAGAGGGTATTGTTAGAAGTAATAAGAATGTTCACGCTATTAAAAAACCTATTGATATTAAAAGGTTTGTTGATGATATTGCACGTCTTAAATTAGATGAATGCTTTTATAATGATTACTTTATGATTGGTTCTATGTATGGTATTCCTAGAGATGTGTTAGAAGCTAATCTAAAAGGTAGTACTTATGAGAATCAAGAAAAAGCAGTTAATAGACACGTTGAGTATGTATTGAAGCCTAAGGGGCAAATGCTTACTGATTCATTTGAGGATTTATTTAATTATTCAGACTTAGTTATGAGTTGGGAACATTTAAGCTTTAACCAAGTCTTTGAAAGAGAACGTCAAGAAGTAATAAAGTTAAAATTAGAGAATGAAATACTAGCCAAAGAAAATAACATTAATCTAAATGAATTATGAAAGACTGTTGTAAAGAGTGTAAAGATGGCAAAGTATGCGCATCCGAACTAAAAGAAGCTAAAAAAAAGGAACTTAACAAGATAGTACTGAAAAATGGAAATAAACGAGATACTAAAAAATAAAGACGAAATAATTGCCATAAAAAAGGCAGTTGTTAAGCATTCTGATTCTGTTTGTACTTTACCGATTAAAGACGTTTCTGAAACTATTAAACTAGCTTTAGACGGAGAAGAAAGTACATTTAAAAGAGTAATTGCAAATACTTACTATTGGTTAGATTCTCACGGTGATGTGCACGTTAAAGGATGCTTTACTAAGTCTATCAAAGAAAGTAAAATATTTCACTTTGATAATCATAATCACTCTTTTGCTTCTAAGGTAGGTAATGTAAAGAGCGTTAAAGAAGTTCCTTTTAAATGGTCTGATTTAGGTATTGATAAAGAAGGTAAGACTATTTGTGTAGTTGGAGAATCTGAACTAATTGAAGATTATAATTGTCAAGTATTCGATGCTTATAAAAATAACGAAATTACACAGCATTCAGTTGGTATGGTTTATGTTAAGTTAGATTTAGCAATAAACAATCCGCAAGAAGTAGAATCTTACAAAGTATGGAATGAGATATATCCAATGCTAGGTAATCCTGAAGAAGCTGATAAAATGGGTTATTTCTGGGCAATTAGAGAAGCTAAATTAAAAGAATATAGCTGTGTGTTATGGAGTGGTTCAAATACTCTTACACCTGCTTTAAGCGATAAAACGGAAGCCGAGCCAATCACTACCGAACCCGAGCCAACCGATGAGGTTACTCAAAAATTAACCGAAAACGAATTTAATAATTTACTTAACAAATTTTAACTAATGATTACAAAAGAACAATTAGATGAATTAACCGCAAAGGTTGAATCTTACAAATCGCAAGATGCTGAGGTTACTGCTTTAAAAGCTGAAATTGAAGCATTAAAAGGTAAAGAAACTATTGATAAGTCAGAGTTTGAAAACCTACAAGAACAAGTAAACCAACTTAAAGAAGCTGGTAAAAACGAACCTAAAAACGAATCTATGTTAGAAACAATTAAAGCTAATCGTGCAAAGATTGACGGTGCTACTCGCGAAAAAGGTAACGGTCAAGTATTTGAAATGACTGTAAAAGCGGATACGTTAAGAGCTTCTGTTGCTAATAACCCTTATGCTTTAGACTTAAACGATGTAGGTCAATTAGCTACAAGACGTTTAACTGTTTACGATTTATTCCCTAAATTAAGCGTTCCTATGAACTCTAACGGAGTAGTTCGTTATGTGGATTGGGATGAAGCTACAAAAGTAAGAGCGGCGGCTGCTGTTGCTGAGGGTGCGGTTATTCCTGAAGCTACTGTAAAATTTGCAACTTACACTTTGAACTTGCAAAAAGTAGGTGTTACAGTTCCAGTATCTGAGGAGTTCGCTTATGATGATAACCTATTAATGCAAGAGGTTCGTAATTTCTTAGTTAATGATGTACTTTTGAAAATTGATACTGATTTAATTGCAGGAAATGGAACAGCTCCAAACATAAAAGGTCTTACAGCTTCCGCAACTGCTTATACTGCCGTAGCTAGTGGAATTACAGATGCTTCTATCTATGACTTAATTGTAGATATGAAACGTTCTATTACTGTTGGTGGTGGTTCTAAATACAACCCTGATTTTATATTAATGAACATTGTTGATATTAACAAAATGTTGCTTAAGAAAGATGTTAACAAACAATACGTAGCTCCTCCATTCGCTCAAGGTGGTAATGGTGTTTCTGAGTTAATCGTTTCAGGTGTTAGAGTAATCGAATGTAACGCTGTAACTGCTAATACTGCTATTCTTGGTGATTCTCGTTTTGCTAGAATCTATGAAGAAGCTGGTTTTGTAGTTGGAATGGGTTATGATGGTGCGGATTGGTCTTCTGATATGATGACTTTGAAAGCTAGAAAACGTTTGAACTTATTAGTTAGAACTGCAGATGCTACAGGATTTGCAAAAGTAGCTTCTATTAGTGCTGCATTAACTACTTTAGCTACTTAGTAGTATGGTAAAAGTAGAGTTTATAGAAGACTTTGCTGGAAAAAAGAAAGGCGAGATTTGGGAGTGTGACTCCCTGCTCGCTTCTCAATTAGTCAGAATAGACAAAGTAGCGAAGTATCACGAACCTAAAAGCAAAAAATAATGTATCTAATTGACTCATCATATTTTATCAAAGAATTAAGTATTCCGAACATTAACGAAATGGATTCGGATAACTTAGACATATTAAATCAGTATATTGATAAGTATAGCCGTCAATTATTGCAAACTGTTTTAGGTTATGATTTGTTTA